TTAGTAGCTAAATTTAACCCAAAAGCAACTCGTCTATTTTCGTTAATATCCATTAATATATCTTGTAATGCTTTCGCTTTTTCTTCTCTACCTTTTAATGTATTGGTTTCTACAGTATTATTTGTTTCATACTGTCTTATCCACTCATTATAAGGTATATTATCTACCAACTCTGTTTTACCAGTTTGCGGGTTTCTTGCTCTACGTTTTAGTGTCTTTTCAGCCTCTTTTCCCAAATAACCACGTGTCTTACTACGACAGTTAGGGTGTAGAGGTGGAAAATTAACGCCTACCTCTTTATCTTTATAATCATACACTTTACCGTCATGATTTTGGCAAGTTTCACTTGTACGACTATCTAAAGTAGCAACAAAAACATATTTATTGATACCCATTTCCTCATAAGCCATAGCGTCTGCCTCATTATTAAAGTGGTTTGTTTCAGTTCTAACTAAACGCTCAGCATAATACTTGCTAACGTTAAATCTATCCCTTATTTGCTTACTAGTCTTTTCTATACTTTGACCACTAAGCATAGCTCCACCTAATATTTGACTTAGGCTATCAGCTAATATATCAGTATTACCCCATATACGCTGACTATAATTTAGACCGCTCCATTTTTCATTTAATAGAGCGGTGGTCAAATTTTTATCTATTTTATTAAAACTAAAATCATAACCAGTACCCATTTGAGTATCATAAACAGCCTTATAATAACTATTGTTTATAACTCCATTGTAGCACATAGTTTGCTCTAGTTCTTCTTTTGGATATATAAGTTTAGCTTTAGCATATATTTGAGCTTGTATTTGCTCTAGTCTTGAAATACGAGATTTATAATTATCTTTTATGTATTTATCCAAACCTTGACGTTGTAGAGTTTTCCATACTTTATCAGTTTCCTTTTTAGTAAGTAACTCTTTTAGCTTTTGTACATCTAAACCAGTCTCTTTAGAGTAGTTTTTATATACTCTTGCTATTTCTCCGTCAATATCTCTATATGCTTGATTATATATCCTTTTTATACGTTCAATATGTACCTCGCTAATTTGCTCAGCCTCATTTAAACGTTTGATAGCTCTTTTATCCCAATAATTAGAAGATTTAGCCATAGACTACACCTCCTATTTTTTGTTTAAAATATCGTCCAAATTATCTTTATTATCGTCCAAACTTTCGTCCACATTTTCTTTAGTTTTCGTCTCAGTATTTGCGTCTCCTATTTGGTTATTTTCAAACGCTAAATCGTATGGACTTTTAGGTTTACTATCGTCCTCTTGTTTTTTTAGTTTTACTATTTCGCTAGCGTCTTTTATAAAAGATAATTGAGATAATAGAGTTTCACTATCTACTAAATCAGCTAAATTATTAATCATTTGGCTTATTTCAAAGTCATTACTTGGTAAGTTACGCTTGAATACTACGTCAACCTCCTCAACTGGGACTAAAGCCATTTTTGATTTTGTTTGTAAGAAATGATTATATAACTTAAATCTTTCTAATAAGCCTTTTTCCATATAACGCTCTTTATTTTTTACGTTTTGTTCAAAAGCTAATAATTTATATCTAATAGCAACACCACTTGAATTACCTACAAAGTTCTCGTCGCTCATATTAGGTACCATTGATATTTTATGTATGTCGTTTTCAAGATTTTGTCTTAATATGTCAACATCTGCCTCTTGTAAAGTCTTAACTAAATACTCAACTCTACCGTCAGTAGGTAAATTAGCTAACATACGACTATCTTTAAGCATGTCTGCTTGTTCGTCGTCAAAGTCCATACCATACATACACAATATAGCGTCTACTAATTGCTCTTTGTCATTAATTCTATCACTTTGTAATAGGTTGTAGGCGTCTATTAAGCTAATTACTGGCTCAAAATCGCCTAAAAATTCGGGGTTATTCTTATATTGAATAATTGGTACATCTCCAAAAGCGTGGCTTTCACTTTTACCAATTTGTTGTAGTGATTTATCATAAGATTTATAAGTACGTTTTTCTTTTTTATCCACGTAAATTATCTCATAATAATCGAATTTATCGCCCTTTTTAATCTCTCTATAAATAATACCAAATAATTTATTATGTTCTACAGTATCGTCATATACTATAATAGTATTTCTATTATCAACCTCACAACTACGAGGCTCAGCTTGTTCATTTGCATACACATATTCATACTGTAAGCCAAAAATAGACACATCTTTAGCAATTTCACTATCTAAATCATTAATAGTTTGCTTTTTATATGCGTCTAATAAAGCCTCAATATTATGTTTTTTATCTGTTTGATAATCAACTGGGTTGCCTAATAAGTAACCTACGTTTGTATCTGTTATATATTTAGCATGATTTACCATTACTTGATTATTTTTTAATCTATCGTCTTTTATACGACTAAATATGTCATGTTTACCTAAATAATATAATTCTAATCTTGTAAATCTATCTTTTAATTTTTCATTATAAGCTATAACATCATTTAATATTTGATTTGTTATCTTTGTGTCTTTAGGTAATGTATACATTTTTGCACCTCCTTTAATAATTTTGGGTAAACCCCATAAGAGATTTATTTTGTTTTGCTGTTCTATTAAGTTGTTTTATATAACCTTGTTTATTATTGTCTTTATCTTTATAATCAACACATCTACCTTGTATATAATCTCCAGTATCGATTACATAGATACCGTTTACCACACGGTTTAGTTATACAATTAGGACACATTGTATCAGCGTAATAATTAAACATATTTTTCATAATAACAACTCCTTTACAAGCCTATCGGTTTAGCATAAACCTTAGGCACTTTTGTACCTTTAATATAAGCATTTAAACCATATCTAATAGCGTCTATTGTATGGTTAAATGTATCAACTGGCTCGTTAATATACTCTCCAGTCTTTTTATCTTTTTTCCATGTATAATTTTCTAATTCTTCGATAACCTTATAACAACGCTCGTCAACTACAAGCTCGTATTGTTGTATCCATTGGATACCATGAATAATAGACCCTTTTCCTTTTTCAGTAGGGTCTATGTTTATACCTTTATCTTTAATCTCGTCTATACTTTTACGTTCAGCACAGTCGCCATAAGATTTATCTTTTGAAAGTCCTAAATCTATCATTGTCTCAGCTATCTCGTCATTTTTCATACCTTTACGTACATATTCTCCAGTTACATATATTTTCTTTTTAACCGTATCAATATGTCCCCAAACAATAGCTGACGGGTCATTGATATAACCAAAGTCAAGACCTATCCAACGTTTAAGACCTTTTATATCATTTTCACTAATTATTTTGACAGTATATGTACCAAAAACTAACTTATCTAGTGTTGCAAATTCCCCTAATGTATAAATACGATAATAAGCTGGGTTTCTATATTGCAACCTCTCAAGCTCAGCGACGTACTCAGCACTTAAAAACTTGTTATCTTTATAAGTTGTTTTAATTATTCTTGCATTTAAAGGAATATTACCAGTAAAGAAATATGTATATACCCAATTCTTTTTAGAGATAGGGTTAAACATCAAATATATTTGCGGAAAATCAACTAATGCTCTTAAACGTAAATTTAACTGTGTAAACTCGTCCTCAGTAAGCTCAGTAGCCTCCTCAACAACTATATCGGTAATACCGTCTATAGATTTAATCTTTTCCTCGTCGTCTAAACCTTTAAATATAAAAATAGAGCCATTAGGTAGCTCTATTTCAAAATCACTTCTATTAATTCTACAATGCTCATAATAACCACTATTACGTAAATGTGTCAGCATGAGCGACCAAATAGAGTGTTTTATTGTACGCTGTATTTTTCTAATTACTAATACAGTACGTTTATGTTTTAATGCTTTGAGTAATACCTTTTGTGTAGCTCCATAAGACTTACCACTACCAGCTCCACCCATATAAACCTCTATACGGTGTGAGTAGTCGTCTATATGTTTATAAACCCAGTCATTGAATATAGCGGGGTTTAATTTCCTAGCCATTTATTACTCCTCAATAAACCAGTCAGTATCAACCTTTTTAACCTCGACTTTTTCAATAAAGCCTCCTTTAGCTTTTGCTAAAAGTTCACTTGCTTTGATACGGTCTTTGGTTTCTTCATATTGGTTTTGAAATATTTTCGTCCAAAACTCAAATATATCCTCAAGCTCAGCAATATTTTTATTATTAATTTTTTCGCTTACCTCAAGTCTACGAGCGTCTAATATTTCTTTAAACTTAATACTATTTTGATACCCCATAGCTCTAGGGTTTTTAACATTATATCCAGCGTTAATAGTAGCTGTAGCTAAATTATCGGTTTTTATATATTCGTCTATCCATTTTTGTTGTTTAGATGTTAATTTATCTCCAACTTTATAAACTTTTACATCTTTCATAGCCATAACCGTACCACCTCCTTTTATCGCCAAAGTATCGCCGAACTATCGACAACAGTTAATACTATTTAACTATTCGCTTTTTGCTGGTTTTTTAGGTGTTTTTACTACTATTTGATATTTTGTACCATATAAAGTAATAAATATTTTCCCGTCTTTGTCGGGTGTAACCTCTATAATATTTTTCTCCATAACAGCGTCCTCCTTTTTACATAATAAAAAAGGACGCTCGTTAATCGAGTATCCTTTTGATGTATCTCTACATTTTACATTTTAACACCTTTTTTACTGTACTTTCACTAGACTTTTAAAAATTATTTTTAAAAAATATTTGACATCTTACGTAAGATATGCTATAATTAATATATAGGAGGATACTAACTATGAGTGATAGAATAAGTAAAAGAAAAATAAAAGAGTATATAAAATGTTGTGAGGATAAGCTAAAAGAATTAGAAAAAGAACGGTCAAGAATTAGAAGAAGAAAACGAAAAAGCTGGTTATTTACTTTGCGACTTAAGAGACCTATACGACACTCAAGCACAATACAGAGGAAAAATTAGAGCTGGATATTATATATTAAATAATTGTTAGGAGGATATAAAAATGGAAACTAAACGTATAGGAACTATTAACGGAGAAGAAATTATTTGTTTTAACGTTCACGGAGAATATCAAGGAGAAATAAATAGAAACCCTTTATACTCTCTTGTCGAGGTTTATAATTTTATTAAAGAAGAAAAAGAGGCTGATAAAAGATTACATACTGAGGATACATACTCTGTTAGTATTCAAACAAAAACAAGTATTTATTACGGTTACACTATTAGAAAATATAAAAACAAATTAAAATTGGTATCAATAAAACCAAAATAAGAGAGGAGTAATAAATTATGGACGTTGTTAAATATAAAAATGATTATAATAGAACGCATTATACAAAAATTACTGTTATGGTAAAAAAAGAAGATATGGAAAAAGTAGAAAAAGCTAAACGTAAATATAAACTTAGCTATGCACAATTATTTTTAAAAGGAATAGAAAAATTAACGAGTGAGAATTAATCACTCGTTATTTTGTTTGAAATTGGCTATTTTCTTTATATCTGCTTTTATTTTACTGTAATAATTTTTCCAAATAGTACTTACATCTTTTTTAGTAATTGCTGATATATTCTCAACTGCTTTTGTGATACTAACTCCTTTATAAGCAATTTCATAAAATAATTGATACTCTATTCCTTGTCTTTTGCTTAAAATATCACTCATTATATCCAAATAGCATTGATTTTGTTTTATATTCTTTTGCTGGTATGCTATCTCCTCAACTAATGACATACCAGTACCAATATCCAACTCGTTTATCTCATGTACATAATCAGCCATTTTATCGTTATTTTTTTCTCCTCCGTCAACTACGTCCTCTTTTAATTTAGGAACTAGAGGGAAATACTTAGTGTAAATACTTATTTTCCTATCAATAAGTAGGTTTAATCTTGTTTTAGCCATTTCCAACTCACATTTTGTATCTGTATAGTTTCGTATGGTAAACATATTACACCTCCTATTTAGTTACAACGTCAATATCCATTAATCTTAAGATAAAACGCTTGATATTTCCAACTTTTTTAGTTGTATTTATAAGATAGATATATTTTACAATTCTAGCTCTCATATTAATACCTCCTTAGTTTTCACTACCAAAAAATAGTTTATTTAGTTCTTTAGCTGTTTCTCTAAAAGCATTATCCAAGTTATTAATTAAACCAGTTTCTTTACGTATTTCTGTAGCCTCAACAACTAATGTATCCACACCGTCAGCCTCTTTACGATAGCTTAAAGCATTTATACCAAATAACTTACCATTATAACTTATATGTTTTGTATCTTCGCTCAAAGAACTATTTAATAATTTTTTATATTTACACATTAAGTCAAAATATTTTAAGTTTAAATCAATATTTGTATCTACTCTCACGGGTTGCATACTTAATTTATGTTGTAATTCAATTATTTTTTTATCTTTTTCTAAAATTCTATCATGTAGTAATTTATTTTCTTTTAATAATTCAAGTCTAAGTCCCATTATATTAACCCTCCTAAAAATTATATTCCATTGCTTTAAATTGTTCATGCGTTACTATGGTCTTTATATCATTTGCACCAATGCTAAGTAGACCCTCCTCATTTCCAATTATTAGCTCTGTTTCTCCTTTTGGCATTACCTCGTCTAAAACTGCGTTATAATATTCTTTTTCTATACTATTTACTCTGTATCCATTAACATAATCGCCTTTTTCTACTAGGTCTATTTTATCGGGACTATGTATTTTAATTTCTTCTAATGTATGTCTACCATTTACTAACAAAACATTACGCTTTACATAACCGATATGTTTTTCTTGTCTTGTTTCGGGTGTATTCATAGTTTCTACTTTTCTTATCAACCCTTTAAAAGTTCTATAATAATCTCCTATTTCTAATCGTTCTTTACTCATTAGTTACCTCCTCAGCCATTTCGATAACCTCGCCATTTAGTTTTTTAGCTATCATTTCAGCTGTGTTTTTTGTAAATGTTCTCATTAATTCTTTTGATAATTCAATTTCTCCCAAACAACTAATTAATATATCAACACTTTTAACGTAGTACTCTCCAACTTTAACTACATACATCACAATACACCACCTCGTCCTCTAAAATATTCCTATTATTAGCGATTTCTCTTATTTGTAAATCTGTAAAGTTTTCAATATATAAAGGTACTCTTTCATTATTAACTTTTTTATAAACTTGGTATTGGTTAAAATTTTCATAATTTTTGACCTTTATAAATTCAAGCTCAACGATTTCTCCGTAAATTTTCTTATGTATAACCATAACAATATCCTCACTTATTTTAATATTTTGTAATATTCTTTCTCCAAAACTCAGTAAAACTTAGTTTCTTTTTATTGATTTTATTTTTACGTCTCCAGTCGATTTTAGCTTTATTTCTTCTAATCGTTCTTGTTCTCATTAGCTTTAGTCTCCTTTTCCATAGTTTTTATAAAATCTTTAATAGCTTTCTTATATTCATTAGAGCTTTTGCTATTTGTTTCTAATGTTAATATTAATCTTCTTTTTTCTAATGTTAAATCATTAACTTTTTTAGATAATTCTTTATACTCTTTTTCTTCATAATAAGGAAACTCACACCAACTAGCACAAAGTTTACACTCTGTCCTTA